AAAGGATAAAATGAAAAGAATTATTTTACATTGGACAGCTGGAAGATATTATCCAAGTGCGTTTGAAAAACAGTATTATCATTATTTAATTGATGTAGAAGGTCGTGTTTATGATGGTGTATATTCTCCAGAAGATAATGAAGATTGTACTGATGGAAAATATGCAGCTCACACAGGCGGTGGAAATACTGGTTCTATTGGGGTTAGTATGTGTGGAATGTATGGTTATCGTTCAAGTTCTGATGTCGGGAATTTTCCTATTCAGGCAAAACAGTTTGAATCGTGTATGAAATTTGTGGCTACTCTTTGTAAAAAATATAATTTGGAAGTTAGTCCACAAACAGTTTTAACTCATTATGAATTTGGACAAGCTAATCCTAAAACTTCAAGTTATGGAAAAATTGATATAACTTATATTCCATCTTATGAGTGGGTTAGTAAAAATGATGTAGGGAGTTTTATTCGTTCTAAAGTGCGTTGGTACAAAGAAAAGTTGTAAGGAGTATAATGAATGGATATTAATTATTTTGATTTGTCTGGTGGAATAAATCAATCGTCCACTAAGACTGAACTTGGCTTAAATCCTAAAAAGATATATTGGGCAGATGCTAAAAATATTGAAATTCTTGATAACAAAGGTATTATTAGGCAAAATGGAAATATCTTATTTTTAGAATTACCTTCTCAAGAAGAGATTACTTGCATGTGTTGTATGGAAGCCGATGGAATTGAAAAGTTGGTTATTACAACTATTTTAGGAAAGATATATATATATTCTCCTGTAGAAAGTAAATTGACTCTTTTAGATAAAAGTTTAACTGGGAAAAAAGTTATTATCGAAAAATTTTTACGTGGAGTAATTGTTTCGACTGAAAGTGATGGACTTTTTTATATAAAAAATAATAGTAATTTTGATGTTGTTGAATGTAATATCAAAAATCTCGCGGGAGGAATATTATATCCTGATTGTATCACGATATATAAAGGTAGAGTTTGGTGTGCAAAAGAATCTACAATATATTATTCAGCACTAGGTTCTTATAGTGATTTTACGACAGAAGATGATGCAGGGTATATCAATGACTTTCACACCGATACAGATGATATAACTGCGATGTGTACATATAAAGATTATCTTGCTGTTTATAAAAAAGAAAGAGTTTATTTGCTTTCGGGTTCTAGCCCTGATGATTTTGCGATTTCTTTGTTTGCGGACAAAGGAGCTTATGCAAAAGGGACTCCTGTAAATGTAGATAATAAACAGTTCTTTTTAAGTAATGGAGTGTATGCACTTGAACAAGTTGGAGAATTAAATCAAATTCGACTTGGGTCTGAAATTTCTTTAAATATTGTAGATGAGTTTAATAATTTTGATACTACAAGGATTGCAGAAGCATTTGTTCTTCATTATGCAAATAAGCATCAAATGTGGTTCTTTTTCCCTTATGCAGCTGATGATTATTTTCATACAATTTGGATAAATGATTATCTAAATCATGCATGGTTTAAAAGGGTTGTTCCGCAAAATGTTGTTTGTGCTTGTATGTTTAACAATAAAATTTTAATTGCTGATAATGGTGGTAAAATTTACCAAGAAGATTGTGGAACAAGTTTTAATGGTGATGGAATTCCTTTTATGTGGAAATCTCCGTTTTTATCGCTAGGTAATGTCTTACACCGTAAATTAATTGATGAGTTTTATTTTGTGTTAGATGATGTTTATGATAATAAATTCAAGCTCGATTTGTATAAAGATTATGATGGCGAGTATAGTGAAGATTCTGAGAATATTTGTTCACAAATTTATAATCATTTGATTTGGGCAGACGAAAATAGTCCCGAAGATGCAATTTATTGTTGGAATAATGAAAATTTAGACGCTCCGATATGGTCAATTTCTATAAGCTCAATGGAAAAAGCTGAAATTTGTGGAAGTAACTTCTCTGTTCAACTTTGTATTACTGGAGAGGAGCTTTCTGATAATTGTGCAATTATCGGGTTGCAATTTAGAGAAATTTATAATGACGATTAAAATTCCCACTCATATATTTTTAGTAGTAGATAGATAAAATGAAAGGACAAAAAATGACAGAAAAACAAACCTCTGGGTATTCAGTATTCGTTCCCGAAGTATGGAGCCAAAAACTTAATCAAATGTTAGAGAAAAATTGCGTAATGTTGCAGTGCGTAAATCGAAATTGGGAAGGTGAAATTAAAAATCAAGGGGATACTGTAAAAATTATTACTCCCGCAAAAGTATCAGTTTCTACTTTAACTTCTGATAATATTACATATTCAGATTTAGCACCAACTTCACAAGATTTGGTGATTGACCAAAAGAAATTTTTCGCTTTTAAAATTGATGATGTTTCTAAAGTGCAAGCAAATGCAGATATTATGGAAGCACATTTGTCAAATGCTGGAAAAGCTATTGAAGAAGTTCAAGATTCATTCTTACTTGGGTTGCATACTGATGTACTTGTTGACAATACTGTGGGTTCAGAAGATTCTCCTATAACTTTAAGTAAAACAACAATTTATGAGCAATTTGTTAAACTTTCATTGAGGTTAAAAAATTCTGATGCAGTTCATGCTGGGGTTAAACCTTGGGTAGTAATTAATCCTGATATTGAGGCTTATTTATTACAAAGCCCAGAATTTATTTCTGCATATAATGTTGCTGATGAAACCCTTAGAGAAGGTTCTATAGGTAGAATTGCAGGCATGGACGTCTTGGTAAGTACAAATTTAACTGAAGTTGATGGTAAATATTATGTTTTAGCTGGTACAAATGATGCTATTACTTTTGCTTCTCAATTGTCAAAAATTGAAAGTTTGAGAGATAAAGATAGTTTCTCAGATTTAGTGAGAGGGTTATACTTGTATGGAGCTAAAACTATTGAGCCAAAAGCTCTTGCCAAAATGGTAATTTCGGCTGCATAAATTTTTTGAGTTGTTAATAGTAGTTTGATTTTTAGGAAAGGCACTCCTTTTCTAACGAGGAGTGCTTTTGTCTAAAATGGGAGAATTTTATGTTTTCAAAAATAAAAACACAGATTATAGAATTAGCTAGGAACGCAGTCTTAGTAGTGGAAAATGAGATAGGAAGTGGAAAAGGACAAGTAAAAAAAGAAAAAGCGATTGAGTATGTTTTGAAAAATCTAAATTGTTCAATGGTAGTAAAAAATTTTATTTCTTTTTTCTTATCAAGTTTTATTGATGACGTTATTGAGGCGGCTGTTAATTATATGAATTTTATATCTAAAACTGAAGGAGATTAAAAAATAATGCAAAATCAAAATATTCAATTAAATGGAAATTCATCGCTTGCCGTAAGTCCGCAAGCAAATCAAAATATAGCAAATAATAACAATCCTTATTTTGCTTTAGAGCAAGAAATTGGAGCTATGGCACTAAGAATTAGTGAATTAACTCAGCGAGGCGTTTTAACGCAATCACAAGGACAGTATCTGATGACTCAATTAGCAGGCAAAGCAAAAGTATTAGATGCTCAAAAAAGTTCTAATTCTCAATTTGCTCAAGTTCAAGCAGAGCCGCAACAACCTTCTCAAGCTCAAAATCCTTTAGATATGTTTAATCAAGAACGACCAGGATTTTTTAATGAAGAAGGTAGAGGAGATGTTTTAGACTATATTAAAGGATTTGATATGGACAAAGATGAACTTCTCAAAATCTCTCAATTGATGGAAGGACTCGAATCTTCTGCCGTTGAGAAATATTTGAAAAATGCTGCACATGAAAAATCATTAAATGACGAAAACTCACTGGCGAAAAGTAAATTGACGTCTTATGCTCAAAATGCTTCTTCAAACAGTAATATGGATAGGGTTTTTACACGTGAAGCTATCGGCAAAATGAGTGGGAAAGAATTTACTCAAAATGAAAAACTAATTATGGATCAGTTAAAACAGGGCATGATTAAGTAATTTGGGTAATTTCTATGTGAAATTCGGGCAGGAAGTATTTTTTGTTTCCTGTTCGGATTTTCAAAAACAAAGGAGATAAAATGAATTTTTTAGAGTTAATAAATAAATGTTTATTGGAATTAAATTACAAACAAGTAAATGCTATGAGTGAACTTGTAAAAAATGACCATAAAAGACTTGTTGCAATTTTAAATATTATAAATAAAGAGATTTGTCATATTGAGGGGTGGAAATTCTTATTGAGAAAATCAAATTTTGTTTTGCCAGCTAATACTATTGAAGTCGAAAATCCGATAAAAGGTAGGATACTTTATTTGTTTATTGATGGTAAACGTTATGATTTCTCTGATGATATTGAAGGTTTTATTTCTGGCAAAATCAGAAAAAATAAATTTTCTTCTATGGCTGATAAGTTATTATTTCCAAAATTTGAGCATGATAAAAATGTTGAAGCTGTGTATTATACGTGCAATTGCGTAATTAATAATGATGGAATGGAGAAAGAAGATTTTGAAGAGGAAACTGATAAATCTCTTATTCCCATGCCTTTTGTAGAACAATTGTTAGTGTACGGGGCATGCCTTAGATTAAAGGCTAATCCACAACATTGCAAGTTCTCATATTGGATGAGCATGTATAAAGAGGCTTTGTTAAATTTAAAATCAAAGACTGATGCTTCGGTATTAAATGCTCCTGTAGTACATCTTTTCAGGGTTTGAGGCAAAAAAAACAGGAAGTCCTTTTCATTCCCCCCTGTTAAGATTTACACTAGCCGAAATATAAATAGCATGTCTATTATACAAATTATTTAGTAAAAATACAAATTATAATAAGAAATGTAACAAGATGAAACAATTAACACAACAACAAAAACGGTTTGTAAGTGAGTATATTAAGACTTTAGACGGTGAAGTTGCAGCTCGCAAATCTGGATATAAATGCAAAGATTTGAAGTCGTTTTCTTTAAAACTTTTAAAAAAAGAGTCAATAATTCATGAAATTAAAATGCAATTAAAATTGCAGATTGAATCTTTATCAGTTCAAAAAGGATATGTCATTCAAAAATTGTTGCAGATAGCAGAGTTTTCTTTAGAAGAAGAAGACATTTTAGATAAAGACGGTAATTTTACTGGAAAGAAAAAATTGAGAGATTCTTCAGCTGGGTTAAAAGCATTAGAAGCCTTGTGTAAGTATTTAGGTTTCAATTCTACAGAAACTAATGAAGAGTATTCTCAAGCTAAAATAATCACAATTTCAAACTTAGATGATGAAAAAATTTAATATTAGAAAGGCATAAATATGAAAGATGATAAAAATATTGAAAAAATGTTATTAAAGGATACTTCTTATGACAAGTTGTTAAATACTTTTCAGGAAGAGGAGTTCAATAAAACATTAGAAAGTACAAAAGAAGCACAAAATTTTAAATTTATAACTAATATAAAAGAAGCACCTAAAGACAGGCTTTTTACAAAATATGCGACTTATGAAGTTATAAATAAAAGTAGCAAAACAAAGACAAAAATTAATGGAATACAGGCAGAAGGGTATTTAGGTTCTAAAAATTCAATCAGAACTTCTCTTTTGTCTGGGGAAGTAGATGCATTTGTAAGTCAAAATTGTTATATCAAATTTTTGAAAGTCAAAGTAAATAATGTGTAAGTTTTATTCTATAGGTAATCTTATGAGGATTCCTTCTCATTATTTATATTATGTTTCTAAAATTCAAAAGTGTTATCGTAGATATTTTAAATACCTTCAAGACGATTTTAATAATGCAAATAAAATTGATATTAAAAATTTTATAAAAGAAAAATCTCCATAG